GTCCCCCGCCCTTCCAGTATGTCCGTTTTGCCCCCCCCCCCCATCACTCTACGTGACGGGCCCAGGGTGGTCATGATCAGCAAGTCAGTCACTCTAAGTAACTCGACTACGCTGCGTCACCATGCTCGCTTGATCACATCGTGCGTGCCATCACCACGTGCTGCGTTGCATCCGTAGTGCAGGACACGCAGGTTGCTCGGGTCATGGGCACGTGACCGATCGACGGACAGCGGCACGATGTGGTCGACCGAGGGCGAGAGCCTGTGTCGTGCCGGCCACGTGCCGACTGGGTCGATGGCCTGGCCGCAGCGTGGGCATGGCTTGCCTTGGCTGATCCACAGTCCGATGACGCCGTGGGCCAGTCGCTCCCATGGTCTGCCCTTGCGTCCGTGTGTCCGGGCCACGGGCACGGTCAGCCGAAGTGCGGTAGCAGCACTGCCGTGAATAGCCAGATGGCCATGCCGAGCCAGCCGAACGAGATGCGTGGATGGCCGACGTTGAATGCGGCCAGGACGAGCAGCACGCAGGCGATGACGTACAGCACCAGTGCCAGCATCATCGACTCCCCTCGTGAGATCCCGCTGGGCAGCCAGGCTCGGCGCAGACGCGGAGCCTGGCCATCTCCCACCCCCGGAGACGACGAAGGCCCAGCTCAGTGGCCAGGCCTGGTCGAGATCAAGGCGGTCTTTCTCCGCCTGCAAGATCGGATGTTCGCAGGTCAGAGCGCTACTGTCAACTCGCCACGCGCAGCTCATCCACGCCGCTTACAGGTCGAGCCTCGCCACGGTGCGGTTGACCGGGTCGACCTCGTACACCCGTCGCCAGTCGGCGCTGCGGTCGGCCGGGCGCGCGAAAACGTCGTACGGCTCCATTAACGGAAGCGGCGTATTGCCATCCGTGAGGATGCCGCCGGTGACCATGGATGGCGCTTGGATCGCCCGGCTGAGGACGGTGCCGTCGGGGCGTCGCCATTCGACCTCGGTCAAGACCATGAAGCTCAGTGGTGCGTCCATCTCGTCATGCTCCCATCTCGGCGGTCTCCCGCGTCTCTCCCGCAGCCCGGCGCTCAGCCGCTTCCCGTGCCAGCCCACGCACATCCCCGACGTAGTGCAGGCGTGGACCGCGCGCCTTGACGTCTTCGCCCTGCTCGGGTTCGGTCCACGGCACGATGTGCTCGCCGAGCCGGTAGTAGGTCCGCAGCTTGGCCTCGTGCAGGACCTCGCCGCTGTAGCTGGTGTGCGGGGTGGCCCAGGCGCGGACGGTCTTGACGTTGATGCTGAGCGCGTCGGCGATGCCGCGTGCGGTCCAGGCGAGGTCGCTGCCGCTGACCTGCTCGTCGAGCCAGATCCGCCGGTCGGCCTGCTCGTACTTCGCGCCGCACGTCCGGCAGCGTCCAGTGTGTGCGCCGGCCACCCCGTAGACGTCGCCGTCGCAGGTGACGGTCAGCAGCATGGTGTCGCCGAACTCGTCGTCCGCTTCGACCTCAACGCCCGCCCCGCATGGCCCCAGGTACCGCCGGTCAGCCGGCCCTTCGACTAGCCCACGCAGCCGTGACGCGCAGTCCCGGATCTCCGCGAACACGTCCGCCGCGTACGGCCCTCCCTGCTCAGTCCTGGCATGGGCCAGCCAGGGCAGTTGTGCGGCGAGGAAGCGGGCGGCGGCGATAAGTGGGTCGGTCATGCGGGTGCTCCCAACTCGCCGAAGATGTCACTCTGTTCGCCCGATCCCGGCTGCATGGCGGCGACCGCGAGGCGCTTGGCTGCCACCTCGGCGTAGTGCGCGCTCAGCTCAGCGCCGATGAACCGCCGTCCCTCGATGATCGCGGCGACCCCGGTTGTTCCTGATCCGCAGAACGGGTCGAGCACTACGCCATCCGCTGGGCTGATCCGGACCAGCGAGCGGAGCACGTCGACGGGCTTCTGGGTGATGTGCTCGCGGTCGCGCGGCGGGTGCGCCTGATAGAAGCCGGGAAGCGTCTCGTGTCCCTCGCCGGGCCGGGGTCCGGCTGTGCCCCATACGGCGTACTCGCAGGTGTTGGCGAAGCGGCCCTGGGTGTTGCGGCCTGCGGGTTTGTGCCAGGGGACGATGCCGCGCCAGACCCAGCCGCCCGACTGGAGCATGTCGGTCGTGGTGGGCAGTTGCCGCCAGTCGGTGAACAGCACGCAGGCCGCGCCGGGTTTGGCGATGCGCAGGCATTCGCTGAGCCAGAGCGTGCACCAGTAGCCGTAGGCGCGCTGGTCACGGTTGTCGCCGGTGAAGTCGGCCAGCTCCTGGCTGCCGCTGGCCGAGTTGACGTACTTGATGCGCGTGCCGTCCATCCGGTCGCCGCGCATCATGCCGCCGCTGGAGTACGGCGGGTCGGTGATAAGGGCGTCAACGCTGGCGTCGGGTAGCTCGCGGAGCACGGCCAGGGCGTCTCCTCGGTAGAGCGTCGCTCGCGGTCCGGCGTAGTACGGCTCGACCATCAGAGCGTCTCCAGGGGCTCGGGGTAGGGCTCGGGGACCAACTCGGGCCGTTCGGCCGTCTGTGGCGTTCCCGGGCTGGCGGAGTGGGCATCTGCGCGGTTCTGCCCGCCGTCGAAGCGCCAGATGCCTGCGTCGGTGCGGTGGATGCCGGGCATGGTGTTGGGGTCGAGGCACTGTCCGCCGCGCCGGTGGCGGTCGAAGCCGCGTACGGAGCCGAAGGTTTCGTGGCAGACGGAGCAGTGGGCCTGGCTGGTGGTGGGTTTGATGCAGGACTTGATGCAGGGCATGTGGAGTCTCATTCCTCGGCGGACGGCGATGCGGATGGCGGGTCGGGCGATGGTGTCGAGGGCTTCGTCCAGCACGTCCATCGCGTCGTCGTTGCCGGGTGACCGTGAGCTGGGTTTGCTGCTGCCGCCCGACCCGCGCCGTACGAGCCCAGCGGCCACCAGCCTGGCGTCGCCCGTGAGCCGGATGATCTCGGCCAGCGACTCGGCGGCCCAGCGAACATGCTGGTCGCACACGATTCCGTCCTCGGCCAACCTGGGCAGGCAGCCGAGGCAGTCGTCGGTGCACGTGGGCAGGTGGCGATTGCGGATGCGGCAGCCGGGGATCGCGCAGAGCTGGGTCACGGGCGCTCCCCGCGCTCTCTTGCGTGCCGTTCGGCCTGCACGTCCTCGGGCTCGCGTCCGGTGGCGACGGCCTCGCGGATGTCGTCCAGCACTCGCTCCCAGTCGCCGCTCAGCTCGGTGGTGGTCGGCGGCTTGGTGGACATCGGCGCGCGGGTGAAGACCTTGAGCGCCAGCCGGTTCCAGAGGCGGCGGTCGAGCGCAATGGCGATCAGCGCGCCGAGCCCGGACGCGGCGAGCGAGCCTAGGCCGATCACCCAGGGCAGCGCCTGGTCGGAGATGTTCACCGGCAGACCTCCACTCCGATCTCGGCGGCGGCTTCCCGCAGTGCCCGGTCGGCGGCGGACCTGCGGATCATCTCGCCGGAGTACACCGCCAGCCGCCGCTCGACCTGGGCGATGGCTTCGCGGGCGCCGCGCAGGTAGTCCGCGTCAGGCGTGTGCGGCTGCAAGGCGGCGTGGTCGACGTGGCCGAGCAGGTATCGGGCGTCGCTGGTGCCGTAGCCGAAGACGTCGAGCACGCGGTCGCTGGGCATCTCGATGCCGTCGTCCCGTCGCAGCAGTGCCGTGCCGGGCACGACCTGCCACAGGTGGCCATACGAGTCATGGAGGCGGAGTTCGGGGCTCACGTGTCCACCTCGGTCCAGTCGGTGACGGTCACGGTGCGCTTGTGCAGGTGCGGGCCGTCGGTCAAGTCCTGAGTGCGGGCCCAGGCGGCGCACTCAAGGGCTCGAGTCTCAGCGTCACCGTCCTCAGGCGGGGTGTAGACGACCTCGAACGACCCCTCTTCGCGGAACGTGCCGGTGACCCGCCACTCCTCGTACGTGGTCACGCGACCTCGACCTCTCCGGTGAGCATGTCGATGTAGCCGATGTACGTACCGTCGCGCGTCAGGACGGCGAGGTTGCCTACCTCGTTGCGGACGACGTACGCGCCCGGGTACTGCTCAGCGACATGGTCGAGCAAGGCCGGTAGGCCTTCGTAACGGTTCGCAAGCTGGCGGACGGTGGTCACGCGTCCACCTCGGTCCAGTCGGTGACGGTCACGGTGCGGGCACGTTGACGGCCCCGTCGATCACGGGCGGCCAGCCGCTCCTTGTCCTGGTCGGTCATCGGCCGGCGTGGCCGGGCGGCGTTGGATTCCTTCTTGCACCGCCTGCACTTTCGCACCACGTTCACGCTTGCTGTGTTCATACCGCGTCCTCCCGAGGGATGAGGGCCAGGTCGTAGCCGAGGGCGTGGGCGAGCCGGATGAGCACAGCGATAGTGGGTACGACCTGGCCCTTCTCGTACTGGCTGTACTGCTGCGCGTACATGCCGACGGCTTGGGCAACGTCGTGGCGGAGCCAGTTGGATGACCTGCGGGCTTCAGCAAGTGCCGTCCCGGCGTCAGCAGGTGTGGCTATGCGGATCACGATGCGGTCCTCCGGTCGGGGGTGAGGGCGCCGGCGGCCACGGCGCGGTAGTAGTGCTTGTTGAGCGCCTCGACGCTGATGCCGAGCGTCCGGGCGATGTACCGGCGGCTACGGCCCGCGGCGCGGAGGGTGGCGTAGCGGGGGATCACCTCGGCGGGGGTGCGGGTGCTGCGCGGGAACCGGCCGAGGGTTCCGGCGTCCATGTGGTGCTCGTAGCAGCCGAGGCAGAGGCCGCGGGCTTTGTGCCGGCGTGCGGGGTGGCAGGCGGGGCGGCGGGCGGCGGCCTCGAAGTCGGCGAGCTGGTCGCGCAGGTCGGTCACAGCTGGGCCTCCGTACGCCACGTGAGCCCGGTGTGTTCGTCCTTGTGCTCGGCGTGCGGGCCGGAGAGCGTGCAGCGGATCCAGTAGTTGTCCGTCTGCTCGGGGGTGAAGTGATCCCACGACCGGGTCTCCTCGGCGCACGCGCGCAGCGGTTGTGCGTTGAGCAGCGTGCAGATCCGTTCGGCGAGTTCCTGGTCCCCGTTGACGACGACGGCGACGAGCTGGGCTTGCGGGGGAACTCCTGGGCAGGGGATGTCGCCCTCGCGGACGATGGTGACGCCCCAGTGGTTGCCGGTGCGGTAGGTGCTCACGCGTGCTCGGCCTCCGATCGGGCGTTGCAGTGGCAGCCGCACGGGTGCGAGACGGCCAGTTCGGCGGGGGATACGTGCCCAACGCCTGCATGCTCGGCGTCCTCGTCGTCCATCCAGGTGTGCGGCCAATTGGCGCACTGGCCGGATTGGCAGGGCCAGCACTTCACGTAGCAGACGATGGCGTTGCCCGCCTTGAGCGCGGCCACGATCTCGGCGGCCACCTCAGGCGTGAGTTTCGGCTGCTCGGGCGTGGTCACGGCGTCTCCTTGGGCTCGGCGGCGAGGCGGGCTTGGTGCTCGGCGGCGGCGACACCCGCGCAGGTGAAGGCATCCGGGTCGACGGTCATCCGATGCTCCGATGGCAGCTCGAACGGCGTGCGGAAGCAGCAGCGGGTGGTGCCGTAGCCCTCGCGCATCAGGTGCACGACCTCGGCGGGAGGTTCGGCGTGCTCGGCTGGGCAGGTGCCCTCGCCGAAGTCCCAGCTGCCGAAGTCGGGGCAGGTCGGCTCGTAGCAGCGGGGCGGCTCCCAGCGCCATTCATGGTCTGCCTCGCGCATTGGCCACTGGCCATTGGCATTCGCGTGCGGGTCTTCGTGCCCTTCGGGACCGGCGCAGTCCAGGCCTTGCGCGTCGGCGGCAGAGCACTGGCGGTGATCGGTGTTGTCGTAGAGCCTCACGATCGGCCTTTCGTGTCCCAGAGGTGTGGCGGTCTTGGTGGTGGAGCTGCTACTCCATGGCGAGGGCATTCCGGTTCGGTAGTGACCCGGATCCAGCCTTTGCCCATCGACACTCCGTGCAGGATTCCGACGCCTCGCCATTCGAAGGCGCATGGGCAGTCGAGGATGCCGACCCATGTCAGCCAGCTTCGGAGGCTTTCCGGGCAGTTGGGGTCAGCCAGCCCCCAGGCTCCCGGGGGATGCTTGGCGTCGGTGGGCATCACGCCTCCTTGGCGAGTCGGGGTGGCCTGCGCGTTTCGCGGTCGCGGAACTCGGCGGCCGGGATGTTCTCGGGCTCCCGGTCGTGGTTCGCGATGGCCTCGCTGCGGCAGAGGCGGCAGTTGGTCTGAAGCTCTGACGGGTGGCGGCGGCAGCGTGGTGCGTCGCGGTCGAGGTAGGGGCTGGGGTCGTCCAGCCAGTGGTCGGTCACGGCAGCACCGGGAACAGCGCCACCTCGCCACGGGCCACCCGCGCGGCGGCCAGCGTCGTGCGCCGGGTCTCGGCGTGATGGTCGCGGTCGTAGCGCAGGTGGCATCCCTGGCACATGGCGCGCAGGTTGGCCGGGTGGACGTTCTCCGGCGTGTGGTCGAGGTGGGCAACGGTGAGCACGACGGTCGACCCGGTACGCGGGTGCGGCTGGCCGTTGATCGCGTCGCACCGGTCCTTCCACCAGTAGGCGTTCTCGCACTCGCCTCGGCACTCGCACTGACCTAGCGCGCGGATCCAGCGGATGACCCAGGAGATTGCGGGCCACTCGGCCGGGTAGCGCTTGCGGTTCTCGGGACGGATGGGCATCAGCAAACCTCCCTGGTGAAGAAGTCATGGACGGTGGCGAGCAGCGGCGGGTCCGGCGCGGCGCGTGTGCGCGGGAGTGAGTTGAGCTGTTGGTCTTGGGCTGGGGTGAGTGCGTCGGAGAGTGAGTTCTGCTCGTCGGTCCCAGGAGCCGAAGGCGAGTGGGGTCGCCAGGGGTCTGGGGGCGGCGCGCCCCCAGTGGTCGGTCGCAGTTCTCGTGCTCGGTGATAGTTGGACGGTGGGGGCTCACCAGGGATGAGCGCTGATGGAGCGTCGAATGAGCGCTGATAGCCGTCATTAGCGCTCGCCATAGTGAGCGCTGAAGTTTCGTCGTGATCCGTAGCATTAGCGCTCGCCTTAGGTGAGCGCTGAACGCGCATCCGGCGGCCTTTCTGGCCGGACTGGTTCGAGCTGTTCACCTCGTCGATGATCTTTCGGTATTCGGCCGTCTCGGGAATGTCGAGGTGCGCGTACCTGTCGGGATCGAGGATCAGCCGGTACTCGTCGGCGAGGCCCTTCTTGTGGTTCCCGGCCTTCACCAGCTCGATCCAGCCGACGTCGCGCAGCCAGGCGAGGTACCGGCGCGCGGTGCTGTAGCCGACCTCGCAGTCGGCGGCCAAGCGGGCCACGCCGCACTTGATGTCCCGGCCGTTCTTGTCGGCGTACGAGCTGACGGTGAGCGCGGCCTGCTTACGCTCGCGACCTATGCGGGCGCGGCGGACGAGGGCGTTCCACTTGTGGGGCTGCGCGCCGATGTCTTCGGCATCAGCGCTCATCGCGCGTACACCTGTTCGGTGGCGCATTGCACGGTGTTGGTACTTGCGCACAGAGGGCGCGGGCATGGCAACATATGGCCACGGCCCCTTCCGGTTGCGAGACTGGGGATGAGGGCAATAGACCGGATGGGTGTTGAAGCCACTCGTCCGGTCGCCCTATTTCTGACTCCCCATTCTCCCAGCTCAGCGCCCACGCCGAATAGCGCCGCGCCGATTCCCTCTGTATTTCTGATCACCCGTATACCTCGGAAACGCTCGCACTGGTGGGGATGGCCGAATAGGCCGGGCGTGTCAGGCCCGGCCGCTATCGGAACGGTTCGGCCGAATGTCAGGCAGCCCCTTTCTGGGTCAGGTCCAAACGGGTCGTTTCGCCCTCGAATTTGCAGGGACGGTCGCGCCGATAGGAGCCCTTGAAGTGGTACGCGCTGCCCTCCTCGGGCTTCTGATCCCAGATCCACTCGTGCAGGTGCTCGTAGAACCACGGCGAGTCCGGCAGGTCCTGGAACTCCGCAGTAATGACGGCCAGGTCGCCGTAGCGGCCGAGGGCGTAGACCACTGAGCCGTCGTAAGACCGGCCCCTCTGGCCAGCCAGGTGGCCCCACGTCTCCTGCATGACATCGGCGGCACGGCGCTCGCCGTACGCGTTGATCGTGGTCACGTCTCGTCTCCGTTCTCGCCGGCGCGTAGCTGCTGCACGTCGAGCCCGGCCGGTCCGGTCTCGGGGTGGTGGGCGTCGCCTGCCTCACCGAGCAGCCCGCAGCGGCACGTACGGCGGCCGTTGTGGTCGGGTGGCAGGTCCGTGTCGGGCTGGAAGACGCCGCCGCAGGCGAGGTGCTGGGCGGGCTTCACGGGGCCCTCCCGAACTCGGCCGCCTTCTCCGCGTCGGTCAGGTCTTCCCACTTCTTGCCGCGACAGGACTCACCGCGAGCTCGGGGCGTATCCCAGATGCCGCACCGGGCGCACATCCGTTGCGCTGCCTTGTGCCCGCGCCACCGCCCCGACTCCCAGTAGACGTCTTCCCAGCTGTGAGCCATCTCGTCGGTCGGCTCGATCACCGGGCACCTCCCAGCACGGCCCGTCCCGCGCCGGTCAGCTCGTACGTGCCGCCGTCGGCGCCCAGGACGACCCATCCGGCAGCCTCGAACTCGCGGATGGTGACGTCGCAGCGTTGGTTGAGGCTGCCTCTGGTGTGGCGCAGGATGATGCCGTTGGCGAGGTTGACACGGCCGCGGCTGACGGCGGCGAGGAGGTCGAGGCGGGTCCGGTTGACGTCGCTCACAGTCCCACCGTCGTTCGGTTGCAGTCACGGCACTCGACGTCGGCGGTGGTGAGGACCGCGCCTTGGTGGCCGTAGAGGGTCTTGCCGCAGTCGGTGGAGTAGACGCGGCCTACGTCGCGTTTGGTGGTGGCGCGGGTGAGGCGGTGGGGGATTCCGCCGGGGATGCGGACCTGCCGGGCAGTCAGGTCGAGGGTGTCGGGCATCAGGTCTCCTCGATCGGGCAGCAGACGTGGGCGAAGTAGCCCTTGGCGTCGGCGAGTGGCTGGAACGCCTGCCCGCGCACGATGGGCCGGCCACACGAGGTGCAGGCGACGCCGATGGACCGGCGGGCGACTTGCCATGTGCGCGCCTCGGCGAGTTCGTCGCGTTCCCGCATGGCGTCGACGGCGAGGCCATGCCAGACGCACGAGCCCTGTTCCTCGCGTGCGTGGTCAAGCCGGGTCTGGAGCATGCTCTGCTGGAAGGTGACGTGCTCAAGCTCGTGCTGGGCCTCGCGGAGCTGCCGGTCGCGGATGGCGAGGGTGGCGCGCAGGTCCTCGTTGGTGGCGGCTTGGCGGGCCAGCTCCTCGCGGACACCGTCACGTTCGGCCGCGACGCTGTTGAGGTCGTCCTCGGCGTCGCGGAGCTGCCGCTCGACGTGGCTGAGGTCCTGCTGTGACGCGGCGAGGTCCCGCTGGGTCTGCCGTAGCTGCGCCGAGGTGGACAGGCCGACGGTCTCCCGCCAGGTCTCGGTCGACGGGTCGCGGGTCACGACTTGTTCCCCGTGAACAGGGCTATCGCGATGACGCACAGCACCAGCAGCAGGATGAGTTTGCCGGGCTCGCTCACGCTCGGCCTCGCAGCACGCGCCAGGCCGACCGCAGGCGGCAGAATGGCGCTCCGCACGGCACGTCCGCCTCGTCGAGGACCTCGCACCGGATGCAGTCGGTCGGCTCCTCCTCGTCGGCGTCGTGATATCCGCTCAGGTCCTTGCCGCAGAGGGCGACGTTCGGGCGGCAACAGCACACGTGGACGTCGCTGTCGCCGCCGAGCAGGGCATGCTCGGCCTGCTGCTCGACGGCAGGAACGCCTCCGGCCTGGCTCACCATGGGTTCTCCCCGTAGTTGTCGATGATCGACTCGACGCGGCAGCGTGGCTTCTTCGCCGGCCAGGTGTCCATCGCGTCCGGCGGGCGGATGTACAGGCGCGCGTCGAGCAGGTAGTCCACGCCCTCGGCCTTCGGCTCGTGACCGGCCCACGCGGACAGGTCACGGTCGATCGCGCGCAGCTCGGCGAGGACCTGCCGGTCGAGGTTGCGCCAGGCGCGGGAGGACATGCGCGGCTCGGCGGGCGGTGTCTGCCGCTCGATGTCGGCGGCGGTCAGGCGAGGCATCAGCGGTCACCTCGGCGTCCTATGGCGTGGAGAAACAGCAGGGTGGTGGACGTGGTGGTGGCGAAGGCGAAGAGCGTGCCGGGCCAGAGACGCGGGGTGTTCATGGCGTCGCAGACCCCGTACACGAGTGCGGCGTTCGCTAGGCCGACGAGCGGGGCGATGAAGAAGCGCTCAGGCATCAGATCGACCCCGATCCCTCGGTGAAGTCCGGCAGAGCGGCCTTGCCATCGAGACGGCCAAATAGGTGCAGCGCGTACTCGTGGATGTTCACGTGGTCCGACGGCGGAGCGAACACCTGATACGCCCAGCCCTCACCGAAGACAGCCAGGTGCAGCAGCTTCAGGTCGTCGTAGTCCGGCATCGACCGGGTCCGGGCGATCGACGCGTGCACCCATTCGTCGCCTTCGTGGTCGGCGGCCGTGACGATGATCGAGGCAGCGCCGTCGAGCCGCTGCGTCCGCCAGCCGTCGGGCCCGAACGGGACAGGCGTCGACCAGTTCGAGCGTCCGAGCACGCGCCGGATTTGGAGTGCGTTGATCGAGGCGGTCATCGGCCCGCCCTCAGCTTGCGGGTGGAGTGCGGGCGGTCCCGCACCGTCAGGACCTCCGTCGTGTACCCGGCGACCATCGACGCGCACGGCTCACCGCACACCGGGCACTTGCGGTAGTCGTCCCAGTTAACGGCGGTCACTGCGGCTCACCGCCCGCCGTGCGCTCCTTGCGCTCCCGCAGCGCGGCGATCACCCGGTCGGCTTCGGCGGCGGTGAGATCGCTGCTGGACTCCAGCGGCTCGGCGAGGCCGAGGATCTGGGCGGTCAGCCACAGCCGCTTGGCGCGGTCCTCCTCGGAGTTGCTGTAGCCCAGCTCGCCCCACAGCGCGAACATGTGGCCGCGCTGCTTGTCGGTGACCAGCTCGACGGTCGGGTCGACGGCGGGCGGCTGGAGCGCGGCTTGCGGCTCGTCGAGGTCGGCGACCGTGAGCCGGCGCGTGACCGGCGACGGCGCGAGGACCGGCTCGTCGCTGATCTCCTCCGCCGAGTACGGCATCCCCATCACGGCATCGGCAGCAACACGGCGCGCGCCTTCCGAGGTCGCCCGGGCGACCAGCATCTCCTCGGGGTTCGTCTCGTACTTCTTGTTCTTGGCGACGTAGCCAGCGACGATGGCACGCTCGATGGTCCACTCGACGCGCACCCACGTCTCGGAGCCCTTGCGGCGGCACATCGCCACGGCGTGCGTTGCATCGGACTCGACGATGTCCAGGTCGTGGCCCTTGCCCTGCACGACCGCCCGCAGAGTGATCGCCTTGGGCGCCGGAACGCCCTGGATGTTGTCGAAGGCGCGCAGGGAGGCCATGGGGTCGAAGCCCAGCTCTGCGCCGGCCAGCATGGCGGCGGCGGCCTCGGCGGGCTTGCCGCGGTAGGCGGCGGGCGCGAACGAGGTGGAGCAGATGCGGTCGGCGAGGGCGAACACGGCGTCGGCCTGCTGGACCCAGCGGGCGAGGCGGTCCATGGCGTTGTCGCTGTAGGTGGTGACCGCGTTGGCCGCCTGGCTGCTGATCTCGATGTCGGTGGTCATCAGTTCTCCAGTCGCGCCCAGGCGGGCGGCTCGATCAGGGGGATCTCGTCGGTCGGGTATCCGGGCCAGTCGCCGGTCGCCTCGCACTCGGCGTACAGCGCGAGGGCCTCGGCGCTGCGCCGGTCGCCGTAGGCGAGGTACTCGTCGGTGAGCTGGAAGACCTGCACCAGATACGGCGGCTCTTTCTCCTGCGCCACGAAGGCGAAGAAGGGCACGCCGTGGTGCTGGTTCGCCCGGAGGCCGCGCAGGTAGAAGGCGGCCTGCAGGTAGTAGCCGTAGTTCCAGATGGCCTTGCCGAGGCTGGTCAGGTCGGCGGCGTCGCAGGACTTGTAGTCGACGATCCCGTCGGCGCGCAGCCAGTCCGTCTTGGCCCGGCACAGCACTCCGCTGGTCTCGTCGCGCCACACCAGCGAGTGCTCGGCGACGCCGCGGACGAACAGCTTCGGCGCGAGCCGGTGCGCCTGTAGCGCCTCGGCCATGCCGTGCACGGCGTCCCAGTCGGCGGGCTTCAGCGGCACAGCAAACCGCTCGCGGACGGCGGCGACCTCTTCCTTGACCGCCTTCGTCCGCCACTCGTCGGCGTCGATCCGGACCAGCTCCGGGCCCTCGCCGAGCACCAGCTTGTGAGCGGCGTGGCCCACGTCGAAGGCACGCTTCGGCGATCGCGGGTGCTGCTGGTTGTAGCGGAACCGGGCCGGGCACTTGAGCAGCTCGCGGGCACCGGTCGACGACAGGCTCGCCCGCGCGATCGGCCCGGCGAAGTACTCGTCGTCCGTGAGCGGGAAGACGCCGGGCGGCAGCAGTTCGACGGCGGTCATCATGACCTCGCCCACATGCAGTCACCCAGCAGCTTCAGCACCCGGTCACCGGAGCCGACCGTGAACCGGTCGAAGCCGCCACGGTTGATCGAGCCCTCGGCGATCACGGACTTCGGCTTGTCGTCGTTGGCCTTCAGCCGGATCCACGAGCAGCCGAACGTCAGCCCGGACGCCGTCAGGATGTACGTGCCGGGACCTGGAACGTGCCGGACCCGACGTAGTTGATCCGCACGCCGGGGAAGGCGCGCTCGGCGATCGCGGTCGGGGCCGGCTGCTCGAACTGGCCGGCGCCGGCGGCGGGCTTGACCGCCCATCCGACCGCCAACCCGACGACGCAGCCGACGACGATCCACACGGCAGCGGCGAGCCAGTAGGTTTTCGGCGCCCGGTTCACGAGGTCACCGCCGCTCGTGCCCAGCGCATCCGCTCGGCGGCCTGTACCGGGTGCTCCCCGAACTCGGCGGCCATCACGGCGGCGCAGCCCCGGACGCCGTTGTAGTCGCGTACGGCGGCGGCGATCGCTGCCTTCAGCTCGGCCCGGTCGTGTGGCTCGGCGGCGGACAGGGTGGAGGCGAACAAGGCCTCGGCGCGGGCAACGGTCAGGTTCACGGTCACGACGCGGCCTCCTTGATCTGCGCCTTGACCAGAGCCCGGTCGTGGAAGTTGAAGACCTTCTCGGCCGCCCCGTGCGCCGCGCTATGGGCGGCCTTGGCGTGTTCGAGCATCTGGCCGTGGGTGAAACGGATGTGCACCTCGGCCAGGTCGAATTCGACCTGGCACAGGCGCTCGCAGTTGAACTCCAGGAAGTAGGTGCCGGGCAGATCCGGCTTGCGCGCCCCGGTCACCGGGTCACCGCCTTCGTGAGTCCCGGCCGGTGCGCGGCAGCGGACGCCTCAACCCACGCCCCGCCCCGCGTCCACGTCCGGCCCCACGCCAGCGGCTCCCCGGTCGGCCCGGCGGTGATCTCCCAGTCCACGGACAGGAGGCCACGGCGGCGGACGGTGCCGTAGATGTGCGGGCTGCCGGTGGTGACGAGGCGGTTGTCGGCGGTCCAGACGACGGAGCGGCCGTCGTGCAGCAGGCGCGTCTCGGCGGTCACGACGCACCGCCAGGGCGCGAGCCGAAGATCTCGGCGACCAGGCGGCCGAGGTCCTCGCGGGAGTGGGCCGCGTCGAAGAGGTCATCGAAGTCGGTCCGGCAATCCGAGCCGAGAACCAACTCGGCGGCCTCGGGCACCTCCAGGCCCACAATGTCCTCAGGGCCCTCGACAACAAACGGGTCGAGGAGGCCGCCCTTCTCGACCTTCCCGCCCGCGAGGCGAACCGCCCAGCCCGCGAAGCAGGCCGCCGTGCCGCAGTCCCAGGTGGCCTGGTTCCACGTCTCCGGGTGCGCGTCAATCTGATCCAGGACTGCGTACGCCAACTCGGCGTTCGGCGCGCTCACCGGATCACCGCCAGGATGATCGCGAGGCCGAGGCTCCCACCGACCGCCATCGCCCCGCCCACCGTGATCGCCACGCGGGTCCACAACGGCGCGGGCTTACGGTGACGCGGCCCGAACCACGGCGCACGGTCGGCAGGCATGACGTACGGCACCGAACGGCGCAGCTTCAGCGGCGGCACGGCCGGGGCCAGCTCGCCGTCGACCGTCGCGGTCAGCGAGTGCAGGATCGTCTGGACCTGCGTCTCGTCCGCGCCGTACTGCGGCGGGACGGACGGGCGCGGCGCCGGCGGCAGGGGCGGCGGCGGGGACTGCGGCCCGGCCAGGCCGAACGTCACGGTGTCGACCAGGTCGACGATGGGGCCGGGGTGGGCTTCCGGGTCGTAGCCGTGGCCGGTCACCAGCGACTCGGGGATCGCGTCGTTGTGGCGCAGCGGGATCGGGAACGGGCCGGACGGGATCAGGTACGGGCTGAGGTTCTGGGTGGCCTCGCCGGTGTCGCGGCGCATGATGATGGTGCGCTGCTCGCCGATGACGAGGCGCGGGATCTCGCCGGAGTCGGCACGGTCGATGGCGATGGTGTCGGTCATGGCTCTATGTCTCCTGGCTGTAATTCGCTGAAGTTGGCTGAAGTTCGGGGGCCCGGGGCGCGCCTGGGGGCAACCACGCCCCGGGCCGGTCATCCGATGCGGCGGGTCGCTAACCCGTCGCAGCGGAGGTCAGTGGCGGTGGAACAGGCGTCTCCACCGGGGGCAGCGCGGGAGGCGGTGGCCGTGGCAGCCGCAGAAGTCGCACCAGGGCAGCGGGGCGGCGGCCATCAGAACGGGGCCTTTTCGCCGCAGGCCTTGCAGGTGCTCGGGTCCGACCACGACGTGACGAAGCCGTGTCCCGGCGGGAGGCTGCTGATCGGCAGCCCGCACTCGGTCACGGTCCCCACGACCGACACGTGGGCGACCGGCTCGGCGCTCAGGCAGGCCGGGCAGGTCGCCTTGTCGCGGCGCTTGGTGAACGGGCCGGACTCGGCGCCGCATGCGATGTTGAAGCCGAGGACCAGGCCACCGGCGTTCCAGTGCAGGATCTCGCGGAGGGCCGCGTCGGATACCTCGTCGAGGCCGGTCGGGTCTGGGCGGGTCTCGTCGACCAGGCCGCGCTCGGTCATGCCGCCGGTGTGCATCGGCTCACGGCCGCCGGACGGCTGCGGGTCGTCACTGTCGGCGGGACGGGAGTAGTCCAGGCCGGTGTCGGCGGGCGCGGGCCAGATCTCCAGCGCCGACTCGGACAGCACCGTCGTGCTGTCGTGCTGCCCGTTCGGGTAGCGGAACGCGAAGAACGTGTGCCCCTCGCCGTCGTCCGCCACGAACCGCACCTCGGCCGGGCCCTTGTTGAACCGGTGCGGCAGGTACGCGTCGGGCACGAGGTCGCCGACGGAAAGCTGGTCAGCGCGCATCCGCACCGGGTCGGTCATCGCCCGGCCTCCAACTCCGCGACGCGGGCGCGGAGGCTGGTCAGCTCGGCCTGCACGTCCTCGATGGCGGGGTCGGCGATGGCCTGGTAAATGGAGAGGCTGATCTGTCCCCGTCGTCCGGCCGCCGTGTGGTGGAAGGACTTGTGGTCGGACATCTTCTGCGTCTTGGCGTCCTTACCCAGGAACGCGTTCGCCGCCGCGTTGACCGCCTCGATGATGGCGTCTCGCTGCGCAGGCTTCGGCGGGTGACTCACCTCGGCGAACGGCTGCATGTCGAACGCCACCATTGCGGGCGGTGCGGTACCGATCAGCTTCTCGGCGTCGTCTGCGATGCGGCGCAGCTCAGCGGCGATGGCGGCCCACGGGTCCGGGGTTACGCTCTTGTCGTCCACGGGATTGCCTTTCAGGTAGAGATCCGGTGGTCAGCGGGCTGGCCGAGGGGATTCGGCTGGCCCGCAACTACGTCAGGGGGTTCAGATCCACCACGCGGCCCAAGCCGTGTAGTCGATCGCGGCGAGCAGTAGCAGCGACGGCAACATCAGCGCCGGAAGCCACGCCAGACCCGGCGGCGGCGCGGGATGCGGCGGCGGGAACGGCGGAGGCGGCGGCGGCGGCGGGTTGGTGCCACCGAAACGCGGCGGGCCCAGCGGCTTGGGCATGGAGGGAACCGCGCCGGGCGGGGTCAACCCGGCACGGCCCTCCGAGTCAGCAGCCACGATCGCGGGCGTGGGCGACTCCTCCCGACCACCATGCCGGGAGCTGACCGGCCCGCCAGGGGTGCTCATGGGGTCCACCGCGGCCGCGGTGTTGCCCTGGCGAGCCGGAATCTGGAAGCCGAGCGTGTCGGCGAGATCCATCAGGTTGTCGGTCATGCCGGCACCGGCTGACTACGTGCGATCGCGTGCTCGACGGTCTCGCCGCGCTGGAGCAGCTGCTCGATCCGCTCCCAGAACGCGACCTCAGCGGAGAAGGCGCGCCGTTCGTCGTCGTGAGCGCGGCGGCGCATGGCCCGCCGGATCGCGATCCGGCTGTGGTTCATCTCGCCGAGGCGCACAACCGTGCCGTTGCCGAGCGGGACCATCACGTCGGGCTCAAGCTCGGGAGAGAGTGCCGGCTGGGCGAACTGCTTGCGCAGGGCGGCAGTCTCCTGGTTCATCCAGGTCGAGCGCTCCTGCTTCGCCACCTTGGCAGCCAGCTTGGCGACCTCGTCCGGCGTCGCCGTGATCTCCAGGGCGCGGTCCTGCTCGGCCGCGTCGAGGTCGAAGGAGCCATCGGAGTTCGGGTGATTCAGCACGTGGTCGACGAAATTCACAGCCCGGCCCCCTCGATCAGTCCATCGAGGACGGAGATCGCTTTGGTGGCGCGATCGACCAGATTGGACAGTTCGTCGTCGTACGGACCGAGCTGCTGAGCCCAGTGCTCTACGTGACCCTCGGGCCAGTTCGGTGACCAGGCCAGCTCGACGATTTGGCGCAGATGCTCGCGGGCGTCTCGCTGCTCCTCGGCGCGCTTGCGCTGCTCCTCGGAGACCTCGCGTACGGCGGCGGCGGTTGGCTTGCCGTTGGTACGCTCGACCGTCTCGGCCCAGACGTCGGCGCGGTCGGCCTCGGGAAGCCGAGAAAGCTGGCGGGCCTGAGCCTCGTTCTCCGGCGGCACCTGGCCCGTGTCCGCAATTGCGGACACCACGTCGGCGGCTGCCATCAGTTCGTACGAGCGGGTGCGGCTCAGATTCCACCGCTCCTTGGCGTACGCCTCGAAGGTCTCGTGGGTCTCGCGGTAGAGCTTGCTGTCCCGGATGACGGCCAGCGCGGAGCCGACTTCGAGGAAGGTCTTGAGACCCGACTCGATGCGCTTCTCGCAGTCGTCGAGGGCGATCGCCTCTTCGCGGGTGAGGATGGCGATGTCGGTCACGCCGCCACCGCCCCGCGCTCGCGGTCGGCCATGAACTGGTGCGCCGCGGACCGGCGGATCCGGATCCGGGCCCGGCTTCCGCCCGGCCGGCGCAGGTCGATCCAGGGGAGTTCCTCGGCGTAGATCGCGGCGTAGACCGTCTCTCGGTCGACGTGCCACAGCTCCGCGACCTCGATGACCGTGAGGTACTCGTCGTCGAAGCGGCCGGGGCCGGTCGGCGGCTTGGGCTGCCCTGGCGGGTCGCTCGGCGGCGGAGTTCCGTCCGGAACCGTCCGCCGCCTCATGCCGCATCACCGGCGGCGACCTGCTCGACGATCTCGAAGAGCTGCTCGAAGGTGACGTTGGGCATCTCGGTCTTGCACGCGGCGATGAACTTCTCGCCGACACCGACGCGGTGGTTGCGCAGCTGCGACAGGTGGACCTCGCCGATACCGAGGCGCTCGGCCAGTTCCTTCTTTGACGACGCGCCGATGACGGCCGCCGCCAGCTTGTCGAACTCCTCGGTCCTGAGCCGCAGCGTTGGCCTGCCGCTGGCTCTCGCTGGCGTGCCGTTAGCTCTCATGCAAACGAACATAGGCTCTCACCAAAACCAGCGCAACCCCCGATTGGCACGGTCTTTAGGCTTGAGTTGCGTACGTAGATGTCTTAAGTTTGTGTGCATGCAAACGTGGGAACAGCGGCCCCGGACCAAGGCCAGACGCGTAACTGCAGGCAGACGACACAACAGGCCACACACGGCACGCTCGGTAGGTAGCTATGGTTTGCGCATGCGCAAACCAGCGGCAACGCCTGGCTTCCCCGAATACCTGCGCGAGGCCATCCCGCGGATGGGCTACCAGACGCCGACCGACTTCGCCCGGGCCGCAGGCATCAGCCCGAGCGTCGTGCTGCGCTGGCTAAACGGCCAGACCCGGCCGCTCGTGCCGCTGCTGGAGCGGGTCGCCCCGCACCTCGGCGCGAAACTCAGCACCCTCGTCCGGATCGCTTACCCCGAAATCGACGAGGGCCTCCCGATCGAGGACGCCCCGACCTTGCACCCGCTGGCCGCCGAGCTGCAGCGTCGTCTCGGCCCCAAGTCGACCCTGCCGGCCGCCGAGCAGGAGGTGTTGACCCGGATCGTCGACAGCGTGCTGACCCCGTACCGCTCCCGATCCACGCCGAGGGCAGGCTGATGGCCTACATCCGGCAACTCCCGTCCGGGCTGTGGGCCGCCACCGTCCGCACACCGGCCGGCCGCATCACCGAGACCCGCGAGCTGCGCGGCGCGGTCAAGGCGTGGGCGGACAACCTCGAAGCCGACATCAACCGCGGCGAGTTCCTCGACCCCCGCCTGGCGAAGCACACCGTCGGCGAGGTCTGGGCCAAGTACGCGACCGCGCGCCGGATAGAGATGGCCAGCCGCAAGCGCGACGAGTCGCACTGGAAGGTCTGGGTCGCTCCGCGCTGGTCGGATGAGCCGATCGGCGGCATCGTCAAACCCGACGTGCAGACCTGGGTCAACGAGCTGGAGGAGCAGGACGTAGGCGGATGGACGATCATCGCCGCGCTCAACGTGCTCAAGGCGGCGCTCGAGCTGGCGGTCGACGCGGGCTGGATCAAGGCCAACCCGGCCCGGCGGGTCCGGCCGCCCGTTGCGCCGACGCACGTCGACCGGGTCATCGACGGCGACGAGGAGGCGCTGATCCTCGAGCGCCTCGACGAGCTGTTCCCCGAGCGGCGGGATGCACGCCTGTTCGTCGAGACGATGCTTGAGACCGGCGGCCGGTGGGAGGAAGTCGCCGCGGTCCGGCGCGAGGCGGTGAACCTGCGTCACGGGCTGGTGGCGTTCGGGCCGGTGATGGAACGCAGCGGCGAGGTGCGCGAGTATCCGAAGGGCGCGCGGTCGCGGAACCATCCGGCGTTCCGGGATGCGCCGCTCGGCCCGGACCTGCTGGCCCGGCTGCGGCCGATCGTGCTGGCGACGGATCCGGGCGGGCTGGTCTTCACCGCGCCGAAGGGCGGCCCGCTGCTGTATCCGACGTGGCTTCGGCGGGTGTGGAACCGGGCGCTGCGGGAGCCGGTCCTCGACGAGGGCGGCAAGCCGATCGGCTGGACGCCGCTGGTGGCAGATCCGCTGCCGACGCCGCACGACTGCCGTCACACGTTCGGCACGCGGATGGCTGACGCGGGGTTGGAGCAGCATGACCGGATGGCGTTGATGGGCCACAAGGACGTACGGTCCGGGCAGCGGTACACGCACTCGGGGGACCGGCGGTTCGACGCCGCGAGGGACGCCCTACGCCGCGCGAGGGGAGGCTAGCGATGGTGAACAAGGTGGCTGTGCGCATCGTGCGCCGCGGAGACGCGTACCACGTGATCGGCCGCAAGACATCCGTCATCTGCACTACGTTCGCCGAGGCGTGGCGGGTGAGCGTCGACTACTTCGCATGCCGCCGCTGGTGACGATCATGACTGGTCAGCCAGGTGTCGGGAGCCCCGGATCTCATGGGAATCGCGCCCAATACCGCCTAATACTTTTCCCAGGTCAGCGGCAAGATCAGGCCATCAGCGCAGGTCAGGAAACCGGCTGAACTTCCTTGACACGGAAGAGGTCACTGGTTCGATCCCAGTATCGCCCACCAAGCAAAAGGCCAGGTCACCTAAGGTGCCTGGCCTTTCTCGCGGGGTCTGGGCGAGAAGGTCATGTGTCGCTGATGTGTCAGGAGCGCCGCGAGCGTTCCTTCAAGAACCGCTCGGCGAAGCCGCCGTCGTCGGACACCGGGATCCGGCCGTTGCGCCGGAACCGGTCGAGGAACGCGACCGTAGGACCCTCGTCGAACGGCGAGTTCGGCCGGTGTACCGCGACCTCCTGGACGATGGGGACCAGCCGGCACGTCTCCTCGCCGACGAACTCGCGCTTGACCTTCCATCGGGACACCGCCGCGGCGTGCTCCTGGCGGGCGAACACGACCACCGCCCCTTCGGCGGCCGCCGCGAGCACGTGCGTCCATTTGCGGAGCACGCCCACGAACCGATACCCGCGGCGCTCGATGTGGGCGACACCGCGGCGCGCAAGCAGCGCCTCATCACAGTCAAGGTCGTCCGGTATGTAGACGACTGCTTCCGTCACGTTCGACTCCTCCCTCTCTGCTGAAGAAGCTCTGTTCACCCTTGTGGGGCCCGTAAGAGATTCACTAAACCTTCAAAGATGTCGAAATGCCACCCTCAGTAGGAGGGCAGTTACAGGTACATCGCTCGTTCGGGGTCATACGATCATCCGAGGGCGGCCCAGTGCGCGATCGCGCACCCATGATCGCGCCGCCCTACCGTGCACTCCGTGCCGAAGCCGAAGGTGATGGGACTCCACGAGTTCGCCGAGCGCTACGGCATCAGCAAGACCTACGCCCGACGCCTCTCCGAGCGCCGCGACTTCCCCGAAGGCCTCAAGCTCCACATGGGCCAGGTGTGGGACGTCCGCGACATCGAGGCCTGGATCCGCAAGCACCCGCGGCCGGCGCCCTAGAGCCGGGCCAGGCACCAGTCACACCCGTGCTCGCTGTAACTGTGCTCCGGCACCTCGACCAGCAGCGGTTCGAGCTCGGCCGCCGTCGGCGCGAACGCCTCGATCGCCTTCACCGCGTGCGCCCCGGTCGGATGCGACGCCCAGAAGCCGGCGGCCCGCTCCCAGCCAGGCGTCGGGTTCTCCGGCATCCACGAGACGTGCCAGCCCGGATGCCGGTCCTCCAGGTCCGCGCAGGCCGCCAGCACGCCGTCCGGCCAGCGCTGCGCCTCGGCGATAATCCGCTGGTTGTTGCGTTTGCGGGCCAGGTCGGACGGCCACTTCGGCGCCGGCGCGGTCATGACTGCCTCAACCAGGTCGCGAGGTCGACCTCGCCGTGCGTGCCGGAGCAGTGTCTGCACAGCGCCCTGGTCGCGTCCGGTGGCCTCGTCGCCGACGGCTCGTAGACGTGGTCGGTGGAGTCGCCCGCCTCGGCGACGACCTCGTGGTTCCGCTTCACCGTCTCCGGGCTGACGCAGGTGTGCGCCCTGGCGTTCGGGTGGACGGCCGGGATGAGATCCGCCCGGAACGTGGGTAGCCCGCCGGGGGCATTCGGGCAGTTGGCCTCGTGGATGACGGCGGCGGGCAGGTATTCCCTCATGTCGTGCCTCCCCAGATGCGATGGGTGAGCGACGGCCGCGGGGTCGCATCCCTCGCGCAGCCGCCGCCCAGGCATGGCACCTTACGCTCCGACATGTCAACGTGACAGGCATTCATGCATATGGCGTACGGTCAGGTAATCGACACATAGCGTCCGAGACATGGCAGATCGGCGACACCTGCCCCGGCTCATGGGGCAGCAGGAGATCCGCGACCGCCTGGGCTACTCCCGCCAGCACACCGCCGTCATCATCGGCGCGAAGGGCTTCCCCGACCCGGTATATGTGCTGGCCATGGGCAGGATCTGGCTCGCCGAGGACGTCGAGCAGTGGATCCGCGAGCACCGGCCTGAACTCGCCGAGGACCCCGAGGGCGACTGACCCGATCATCCATCGCGGGTCGCCGATCATCGGATTGACCGGGTTGCATGGATACCTCACCCTGTGAGCGACCCGTCACCCACAGATCAAGGGACGACCATGACCGAGCCGACGCAGGAACGCACCGCCGAGGAGAAGGCCGCGATCGAGCGCGGCGGCAAGAAGTGGGCCATCGGCTTCGGCGTCGTCCTGGTCGCCGCGGTCGCATTCATCGCCACCCGCAACATGCACACCACCCCGACGCCCGAAGACAGGCAGGCCGACGCCAAGCGCGCCTGCCAGGAGAAGTTCATCCCCGATCGGCTGAAGGCTCCCGCGACCGCACAGTTCTCTAGCGTCACCGTCTCCGGCTTCAGCGGCACCTACACCGTCTCCGGCGCGGTGGACTCGCAGAACGCGTTCGGCGCCCTCGTGCGCGCCTCGTTCACCTGCTCGGTGCACCTCGACGGCGACCAGTGGGTGCTCGACAACGCCGCAGTGAACGGCTGAAGCTGGACAGCAAGAAGCGCCGCCCCCGACCGAAGTCAGGGGCGGCGCGTTGTGTCGGTGGCCGGCGTTATGCTCGCCGGTTCGGATCAGGCGGCGGGCGCGTTCGGCACCTTCCAGGTAGCCAGCCCCGCGGCGATGGCGGCCACGGCGAACGCGCCGACGGCCTGGCCGATGGTGTCGTTGTCGACGGTCCCGGCCTTGATGAGCACGGCGATTCCTGCGGCGAGCCCGGCGGTGACTGCGGCGACGAGCGCTTTGCGTACGCGAGCCATGATGTCCTCCCGAACACGTGTTCTACTGGGTGGGTGGAGCGGATCGACCTGGCTGCCGTGCGGTCGGCGATGCGGCAGTGGTGGCGCAGCGGTGACCTGTGGGACGAGGCCGCAGTGAAGGTGCTGGTCGGCGAGGTGTCCGACGGGCGCTGGTACGTACGGCGCTACGGCGGCGGCCCGGAGAAGGTCATCGCGTACGCCGGCAGGGACGCCGAGCACTACGCGCGGGGCACGGCCAGGCGGTGGATGCGGACCGTCGGCGGGACATGGGTCGAGGCCTAAGGTTTCGGCGGCTTCCGCCCGCGCCGGGCCGACGGGGGTTCCGGGTTCAGCGGTACCGGCTCAATGTGGTTACTGACCAGCTGATACCGCCAGCGGCCCGCCGTGTCCCGCCAGAAGTCCCGGTCCGCCTCAGCCCACTCGGCACGATCGTCGGCGGCGTCGCGTGCCCTCGCTAGATCGTTGACGGCCTCCCGCTCCCGGGCCCTCGCGCCGCCCCGCAACGTCCCGGCGCCCTTGAACACGGCCTGCAGGAACGCCAGGCCGCCGCCGCCGAGAAGCAGGGTGACCAGCGGGATGACCAGCTCGTTGCCCTTCACTGGACCTCCCGCGCCCCCGGGTGCGCCTGACGGTCCGCCTCCCGCCTGATCGTCGAGATGTCACGCCAGCGGGCCGCCAGCAGCAGAGCGACCGCGCCGAACGCGAGCGACGCCGCGGCGCCGCTCACGGTGCGGGTCAGGGAGAGGACCACGAAGTACACCCCGAACGCGCTGCTGATCAGCGGCAGCCCGGCCAGCTCACCGATCCACCGGTCCGTGACCGCGCCCCAGCCGCAGAGCAGACCGCCGAACAGCAGGAACGCCGCCCACAGGTACACCAGCCAGCCGGTGCTCGCCTGGATGCTGCTCACCGGGATGGCGAACGCGACGCCGCCGGCCGCCGCCATCATGGCGTAGCCGGCGACGCGCACCGTTCGGGATCGGCGCGGCACGAGGTCAGGCTGGCTCGACCGTGAGCCGGCCGCCGGTCACGTTCAGCGCGCCGGTCAGCTGCCCGTCCTTGCCTGGCGCCCCGGGTGCCCCGTCCTTACCAGGCGCGCCTGAAGCACCGTCCTTACCGGCCCTGACGCCCGCCATGTCCCGCATCATGCAGAAGAACTGCCAGGCGGTGATCCCGTCGTTGGGGCCCTGCCCGTAGTGCTTGCGGTAGGCGTTGACGGCGGTCTGAGTGGCGTCGCCGTAATCGCCGTCCGCGGTGACCTTCGCCCATTGGCCGGCGAAAGCCGGGGCGTCGAGCAGATCGTTGAGCATCATCTGGCAGAGCCGGACGTCCTCGGACGAGGCACCTTTGCTGATCGGCAGCATGCCGGTCTCCAATCCCCACGAGGCAGTCGAGTTGTTCCCGGTATGGTCGTGCCGGGCGCTGAAGTGTGCGTGGCCGGTGTGCGGGTCGCTTGTGCCGGTGTAGGTCCGCCAGGTCCAGCCCTGATCGCGGGAGGCGATCCGCCGGTTCCAGATGATGTATTCGAGCCGGTCGTCGCCGCGGCACTTCTCGACCAGATCATCGAACGACACGGGCCATGGACCGGTCGAGTCGATGTCGACGGCCAGCACGCGGCCCTGCGCGTCGGGGTTGTGGTCCGAGGTCCGCGCCTGGTGGGCGGGGTCGCCGATCCAGCCATCCGCGCCCTTGTCACGGCCGGGCGCGACCGCGTTGAACTCGGCCCTCAGCGTGACCAGGCACGGCACGAGGTAGGGGGCGGTCATGCGATCTCCTCAGGGGCCCGGCGGGACTTGGGTGATGACCCACGTGGGCCACGTGCCGGCCAGCGCGCTGTTCAGTCGGGTCTGCCATTCGGCGTCCAGCACGACGCCCTTGTCGTTGAGGGCCTTCATGACCATGCCGATCAGGGTCAGCAAGGTGAGATTGACGTCGTAGAGCTGCTTGTCGACGGCCAGAATGTCCACGCCCAACTGGCTGGCCGCGGCCATCTGCCCGCGCAGCAGCGGATCGACGTATTCAGGAACGGTTGCGGCCACTTGCACCATCCTTAGAACGGTACGACGTTGAGCCTTCTCGTTGCGAACGTGCCGGTGCCGCCGGAGACGCGGTACTGCATCTGAATGGTGTTGACCCCGCTCGTCAAGCCGGTCTCGACGTAGGCCATACCGTGGAAGACCTGCGAGCTGACGATGTCGATCGACGTCGCCCAGGAGTCCGACGCCGCGATCGTGCTGGCACCGGAGACGCCCACCGACGTCCAAACGTTCGTCGTCGCGACGCTCGTGCTCTGACGGCACGAGAACGCGATCAGCGCCTTCACGCCGGTCGTGATCGCGAAGCCCGGCCCCGCGCTGCCTGCGCCCCCCGACAGCGTGCCGGTGTAGGTGGTGGACGTCGTGGTCTCGCCGCCCGCCACCGAGAAGGTGCCTGGGATGCGTTGCCCGATCGCGTTCGTGCCGGTCGCGGCGAAGATGCTGCCTGCCGTCGTCGCCTGCGCCGGCGCGGTCATCAGGAGGTTATCCCGCACTGAGGCGTTCCACTGTGCGGCGGTCAGCGCCGTCGATGCCACCGCGGTGAGAGGCGTGGTCCAGCCCATCAGGCTCCGATCTCGCGGCGCCCGGCCGCTTCCAGTTGCTTGTGGAGGAGCCCGCCGGTCGCGCGGCCCTCCGTGGTGGCGAGCAGCAACGTCCGCGTTTCGAGTGCCATCCACTCCGGCGGCAGGCACTCGTGTGCGGCGTTCTCGGCGAGTAGGTCCTCGAGGGTTTCGCCGACGGACCAGTTCTGGGTTCGCCGGACCGGGCGCATGCCGAGGATCGCTTCGATGGCCTGCGGGTCGGGTGGCCAGATGACGACGGTGCTGTAGCCGCAGGCGTCGGGGCCGCCGATGCACAGGAACTCGACCTGCCCGACTTCGAGGGCGATCGCGTTGGTGCACCAGGGGCGGACGCAGCGGGCGACCCAGCGGCCCCAGTTCGCCTCGGCGTACGCGACGCCTGCGATGGCGACCTCGGAGGGCGTGTCGACGATGAAGCTCGTTTCCGGCATGCCTCTCCTTTCAAAAACTGAAGAGCCCCTGGTCAAATCCCTGGCCAGCGGTGTCGAGCCGGAACATGGTCGCCGGGTTGTCGGCGCCGGATGCGGCGAAGTTGCCCTGGTCGAAGCCCTGCCCCGATGTGTCGAACATGAACGGATTCGTCACCAACGGCGGGATCTTCTCCACGCCGAACGTGGTCACATGCTCGGTGCCGCCCTGGCCGATCGTGTGCGCGATCTGCTCGATGTAGACGTCCGCGTCCAGGCCGGTCAGCGACTCCGTCAGGTGCACCCGGTCGGACAGGTTCCGGTACAGGCACTCCGCCAGCCGCAGCGCACTCCCGGCGCCGCGCATCGTCACCTGCAGTGTCGGCAGCCGATCCGCGCGCTTGGCGACGATCAGTTGCAGGATCGCCTGGGCGTCGTACGGGTTGGCCCATACCGGCAGGCGGCCGTCGGCAAGCGACTTGCGGCCGTAGCGGCCGATGCTGACCTGGTCCTCGACGGTGACCGTGATGCTCGTCGACTGGACCGCCTGGGCCCGCAGCTGCAGGTCCTGCACCACCGAGTCGGACGCCGCGAGAATCGAGATGATCGTGGACGCGCCGGAGGTCTGCGACAGGCTGATCGTCACGCCGCCTGACACGAGCGTGTAGTCGGTGTCCTGCACGGGCGTGATGGCGTTGAGGAACGCCGACGACGCCTTCGCCGTGATGTACACCGTGTTCCCGGCCGCGATCGTGATCAGGCCCTGGTTGGACCACACCTGCGACGGCAAGGTGTCGATCGTGCGCAGCGGCACGTCGACCGAGACTGAGTTGACGATCTCCTTGAAGCCGTGGTTGTACGTCAGCGGGTCCGAGATGCACGGCTCCGTGCCGGACGACCGCCATGTCGCCTGCGCCGTCAGCGACACCGCCCGGGTCAGCCGATGGTGACGGTCGCGGAACACGATCCGCCCGAACTGATCCACCGTGATCAGCGCGGCCGGACCGTCCGAGTCGGCCAGCTCCATCAACGCCTCGAACGCATCGGCGGCGTCGAGCCACCAAAACGGCAGGTACGAGACGCCGGCGTCCAGGTCCCGGGCCGCCGTCGGCCAGCCGATCGCATCCAGCACGTAGCCGATCGCGTCGCCGGTCCGGATGGCCTGATACAGCGGGGTGCTGATGGTGACGCCACGGAACGTGCCGAGCGCGTCGATGCAGTTCACCGGGACGGACTGGTCGTTGAGGCCGGGCTTGATGTCCAGGTCGTCGAGGAAGCCGCCGTAGAGGTTCGTCACCGTGGTGCCGAGGGTCGCCTGCAGGCGGGCCAGCTTGCCGGGCGTGACGAACCCGGCGATCGGCGAACTCGTGTTCTCCGGCGAGTAGTCGCGGGAGATGTTGTTGAGCTCGAAGGTCATCTCGCCCGGGTCGGTCGGGGAGAACTGGCGTGCCTGGGAACGGCCGTACTTAACCTGGATCGGGGTGCGCTGGTCGAGGGTGCGGGCGGTGACGTCGTCGTTCGTGACGTCGGAGAAGCCGTTGCCCTGCCAGTCGATCTGCAGCTGGTAGGTGGCGCTCACGAGAGCTTCCCCTTGCGGCGTAGGTTGTCGACCCCGGCTTCAAGCCAGTTCTGCAGTTCGTACGGGCTGCCGATCGGCGCGTGGTTGTGCAGCTCGATCACGGTGGTTCCGCCGCCACCGCCGCCGTTCTGCCACATCGGCGTGACCCGCTCCGGCTGGTAGTTCTCGCCAAAGCTGTACGTCCTGCCGGACGCGCCGACCCCGAAGACCGGCTCGACGATGGTCCCGCCGTTCTTCATCGCGACATGACCACCCTCGCCGTAATGGGCTATGTGCGCGAAGTCGGTCAGACGGCGCGTGCTGGCGCCGAGATGCACTCCACGGGAGCCGGTCGACTCGAACGTGAGTCCTCCCGCCATGCCCATCATGTGACCGGTCGTCGACGACGCCGGGGCTTCCCCCGGGTTGGACCAGGCCGCGGTCAGCGGCCCGCCGATGCCGGGCTTGGTAAACCAGCCGCCGGGCAGGCCGGCCGTGGAAAAGGTGTGGTGGTACGGGCTCTTGCCGTGCAGCAGGTTGTAGACGGCGCTAACGATGCCGGAGCAGTCGTAGCCGCCCGGGCCGGCCGATGCCCACACGTACGGCTTGCCGTCCTGCGCATGCAGGAACGAACTGGCCGAACCGCCTGGAATCTTCGACAACACCTGAGCCCACGTCGGAATCCGGGTATGCGCCGCCGTGGTTTCGAATGGCCACTGGACCCGCCCACCGAGGGCCAGGCCCAGCGGCAGATCACCCATCTTGCCCAGTTGGCCGGAGGCGAACCCAGCCAGCACCTCACGGGGCACGTGCCGGTGCTGAATGGCGCTCATGACCTGTGGGCCGTAGTAGCGGACGGAGTCGACTGGATGAACCCACTCGTCCGCGGTGAGCATGGCGGGGATGTTGTCGGCCTTCGAGTGCGGCGACCATCCGGCGACCGGGCCGCCGCTTGCGTAGCCCCTCTGCCGATTGCGGTCCAGATCCTTCTGCACGGCTGCGCCCGCAGCGGGAATGGACAGGCCGGAAGCTAGGACGCGCTGCTGCACCAGTAGCGCGGCAAGTTTCTGGCTAACGACCTTGTCGCCGGAGATGAGGGCCTTCGCCGTGTAAGTGCCCTGGAAGCCTTTCGCCTGGGCCCACGCGTCGGCCATCTGCTGCTTCGCGGTCACCGCGCCCGGCGCGGACGCCTTGGCCACGTACTTGCCGTCGTACTTGTCGGCCGCCGACTTCGCGTCCTTGAACTGCTGCTCGAGCAGCTTGATCTCGGCCTTGCTGAGCCCGGCCGCCTGCAGCGTCTTCTTCAGCGCCGGGCTCAGCTTGCCGTTGAATCCGTCGCTGGTTTTGCCGACCGCGTCCTGCAGTGCGATCGCGGCGAGGGCCAGCTCCCGGTCGGCCTGCTTCGCCTCGTCGCTCTTCTTGCCGTGCTCCTTGACCGCCTTCGAGTAATTCTTCTGGGCGTCGACGAGATCCTGCTGGGCCTTGATCAGCCCGAAGATCGGATCGGTCTCCTGCTTCATGAAGTCGGCGAGCGACGACAGCGCGACCCGCTGACCCTTGGCGGCCGCGGCAGCAGCATCGGAGGCTGACGCTAGCTTCTTCGTCTCCGTCGCGGCCGGGCCGGCCGCCCCGGCTAGCGCATCCGCGCCGCCGGCGGCGGCCTGAGTCCCGTCGGCCATCGCCTTGCCAGACTTGGCGCCGTCCATCTGCGCCTGGTTGAGCTTCCCGACTTCCTTGTATGCAGTTGGGAGCAGGTCCATGAGCTGCTGGCCATCCAGGCCGCTCTTGAGAACAACCTCGTTCCACAGCGCCTGCGCCTTGGTGGCGTCGTTCGTCGTGGTCATGGCCTGAGCAAGCGCCTGATCGAGGTTGGCGAAGTTCTGAACCGCGGTCTGATAGTCGTCCTTGCCCGCCAGGGTGGCGCCGAGATGGACGGCGGCGTGGGCCAAGTCGCCGACGAACGGGAGTCCGCCGGAAATCTGGTCTAGCCATTTGGCTACGCCGCTTGTGGCGATCCCTGCGTCGTCATTGAGCCCTTTCATGTCCGTACCGAAGGTCCTGGCCATCTCGCCGGAAACGTTGCTGGTGTTAGCGAAGTTGACGAGGCTGTCGGTAAGCCGGTCGACGTTAGCTGCCTTCTTCCCGAAGGAGTCAAGGACAGCCGCGGCTACTTCCATGGCGGCGAAAGCGAGCGCGGTCTTACCCGCTGCGGAGACCGTCTTCTGCAGACCGGTAGCCGCCTTCTCGCCGGCCGGGCCCATGGCGTTCAACTGCTCGACAGCGGCGGCGATACCCCTGCTGACCTTGACGAACGCGGCGAGGGCCAGCAGGGATGCGGCGCCAATCCCGGCGAGCACAGTTACCGTTCCGCTCACCGCCGGCGGCATAGCAAGGAACCTACCTACCATGGCGTCGAGAGACTTCACCAGGACGCGGAGGCCACCATTGGCGCCTGATCCCGACGAGATCGCGAGGGTTTCGATCGAGCCCTTCAGGCGCTCGATGTCGCCGGACAGGTTGTTGGTCAGGTCGCTGGCGGTCTTCGACGCGTAGCCCGAATCGTTGACCGCGCTCTTCCACTTCTCCACGCCGGCCGCGCCGTCGGAGTAGAGGACCGACGCGGCGCGCACGGCGTCGTTGCCGAAGATCTGCGCGAGCGCCGACTGCCGGGCCTCCTGCGAGAGGCCACCCAGCCTGTCCTGCAGCACCTTGGCCACGCCGGACAGCCCGATGAAGTTGCCCTTGGCGTCGTAGAACGAGATGTTGAGCTCGTCCATCTTGTTCTTGGTGATGTCCGACGGGTTGGCCATTGCCAGCAACATCGTCTTGAAGCTGGTGCCTGCGTCGGAGCCGATCAGGCCCGCGTTGGCGAACTCCGCCAGAGCGCCGGTGGTGTCCTCGATCGACAGCCCGAACTGGGCGGCGACGAGACCGGACTGGTTCAGGGCGTAACCCATGTCGTGCACAGAACCCTGCGCCTTGCCGGCGGCCGCGGCGAGCAGGTCGGCGACGTGCGGGACGTCGGCGCCCTTCAACTTGAACTGAGTCAGCGCGCTGGCCGCGGTCTCGGAGGCCTCCGCGACGGACATCTGCCCGGCCGCGGCTAGGCTGAGCGCACCCTTGAGGCCGCCGTTGAGCACGTCTGCCGTGCTGACGCCCGCTTTGCTCAGTTCGGTGATGCCCTGCGCTGCTTCGGTCGCCGAGTACTGCGTGTCCTTGCCCGCCTGGAGCGCGGCCGCGCGCAGCGCGGAGATGTCCTTGGCGCTGGCGTGCGTGGCTGCGGAGACGCCCGACATGGCCTTGTCGAAATCGGCCGCTGCCTTGATGGCGTAGCCCGCCATGGCTCCCAGTGCAATGCCCGCGACGCCTGCACTGTCGGCGACCTTGTCGAGGTGGCCGCCCTGCGCTGCCTTGTCTAGCTTCCCTGAGAAGTCCTTCGTCGCCGCGCCCGCCCGCGCAAGGGCAGACGTGTACTGCGAGATGTCAGCGGTGAGCTTGACCCCTACGGTGCGCAGCGCCACAGCTCACCGCCTTCGGATCGTGGTGCCCCAGAGGTGGGCTGGGCGGTTGGGGTGGTCCTTCTCGCCGTACGCGCCGCGCTGCTCCTCGAGGAGCGTCCGGGTGGCGTTGCAGACCCGCCACGACACGTCGAACTCGGCCGTGCCCGGGTCCCGCTCGTCGGCGGTGCACACCTCGAGGGGGCGTCCGCACTTCGGGCACAGACCGTCGCGGTAGACGGCCAGCGCGATCAGCTCGGCCCGGTCCTGCTCGGTGTACAGCGGCTCCCGGGTCGTCACCGACCGGACCAGACGCCCGCGCTCGTACTCGTACTCGGTGACCTCGACCGGCTCGCGGCCATCGAGTCGCGACGGCGGCTGGCCAGCCCGTTCGGCCGCCTCTACTCGGCGGCGGAAGCCTGCATCAGCCTCGAAGCGGCGGACGAGAAAGGGATGTCGACCTCACCCCGGTTGAGGTACCAGGCGGCGGCGGCCAGCTCCTCGAACTGCTGCTCGCTGAGCTTCCCCAGCAGCTCCGCCCAGGTCTCGTCATCGAGTTCCGGATCGACGAGGCACATCCGGGTCAGCGGCTCGAAGCCCTTGTCGGTGTCGAACCCGAAGACGGCGTCCTGCTTGTTCTGCTCGCCGTCCTCGACGCGGATCGGGTGGTCGGCCTTGAACGCACGGAACTTCGGCGCGGGCAGGGCGCGGAGCCGGAACTCGACGACGCTGTCCTGCATCTCTGCTTCGAGCGCCCGGATGCGTCCCGCGATCTCGGCGGAGCCGTTGCCCGCGAGGCTGTTGCCGGTCTGCTTCTCGGCCTTCTCCAGCTCGCGTTCGGCGGCCTGGTGGTCGGCCACGAGGTCGCCGCGCAGGCAGATCTCGACCGTACGCTCCGGCAGCCTTGCGGTGCCGAGCATCTCCTTGAAGTTCTTCAGGGTGGCCTTGCCGCTCATCGTTCTCCCACTCCCGATATCTCCCGATGGGAGTGCCCGGCCAGCTCGGGAGGAACTGGCCGGGCACGAAAAAACCGCCCCGAGAGGCGGCGGCTGGAAGGGGTTGCGGACTACGCGACGGCGGCGCGCAGCGATGGGCCGGTGCCCGCGGCACCGGCGGTGATCTTGATCGGGATCTCGTACCGCTCGAGCGAGTTGGGCTCGAAGTCGACGCGGGCGGTCTCGCCGCACTTCGCCGGGTAGACCTCGACGCCCTGCGACGACGCCCACGCGGTGGCCTGCGCGACCGACCGCCGGACCACCAGGAAACCCGCCGTACCCTTGGTCAGCGTGTTGAAGATCGTGTCCGTCGAGGTCTGCTTCTTCAGCCGCAGCTTGGTGCCCGAGAACGACACGCGGCCGTTGTCGACGGCGTTGAACGTGCTGGCCAGCGACGACACGTCGATGTCGGCGGTGTCCGGCTGAAGACCCATCAGACCGTCGGCGGTGATCGTCGAGGTCAGGTCGATGCCAGCGTTCAGCTCGGTCGTGGTCGGGGCATTCTGGGACGCGATGGACGTGACCCAGTATGCCCGGATATTGCCGTCTGCCGGAATGTCAGCCATTCACCTACTCCTTGATCTTGTCGCCGCTGGTGGCGGACGGCTTTGCGGAACTCTTGGGCGGCTCGGCGACCTCGACCAGGCCGGAGTCTCCGGGCGGCGGGCCGGGCTTCCAGCCCAGGCCGCCCCAGTCCTCGACCGCGCCGTACGGCAGCTGGCCGGGACCGATCTCCGGGTGCTCGTTGACGACGCACACCTGATCGGTGGGACCGGGCTCGTCGGCGTCGACCCAGGCGTGGACCTTCGTCCACTGGTCACGCTCGGCCGCGCTGCCGACCAGGGCGTAGATGCCCCGGACGTCGCGGATCCAGTAGCTCTGATTGGGCATCTGCGCGCTCCTAAGCCGAGTAGATCTCGTACGTAACGCCGGTCAGCGCCCCGGAGAAGGTCACCGTCGCGACACCCGCGCTGTTCATCGCGCCTCGAGGGACGAGGATCATCCGGACGCCGGTGGCCGGCGCGGCGACGGGCGTGACCGTGCCCGGGTTGCTGATGTCCGTGAAGGTCGGATCCTGGATGGCGACGTTGGTGGCCGTGCCCGTGGTGATCACGCGCAGGTAGATGCCGGCGGGCCCCATAGCGCTTACCGGGAACGTGTCGGACGCCGTCGGGGTGATCGGGGTCGGAGTCGTCCCGGTGGTGACGACCGACTGGGGAGTCTGGAGCGTCATCCGACGCGCCTCCTAAAGTGCGTGAAATCGGACAGGACATCCGCCGAACAGCGGACAGTGATCTCGTGCATGCGGGCCGTACCATCGCGGCTATGACGCAGATCGATGGGCAACCCGAGGGGGACGCCGAGCACATGCCGGCCCGCTGGTGGTCGATTCAGTGGAAGACCAGCAGGCTCTTCTACGCCCTGGCCGCCGGGATCGTGGTGACACGGAACTTCAATCCGAACGAGCCCGTCATGCTCTTCGGCAGCATCCTGATCGTCGCCGCAGTGGTCTTCCTGGCCCTGACCGCGGTCGCGCTCTACTACCGGCGTCGCTGGGCCCGCGAACACTCCTAGCCCGGAACGCTCCGCCAGCCGTACACGTCGACCTGGTCGAAGACCGCCGAGCCCGGGATCTCCTCGTTGCGCTGCGGCGGCTGCCCGTCGATCCACCGGATCGGCGCGCACGACCGGCCCGCGATCGTCAGCCGCTGGTTCAGCACCGCCGCCCGACCTCGCCCAGCCTGCGCCCGGGCTGCTCGCGCACCTTGGGGGTCGCGGCCGACGCTGTGCAAGATGGCGCGGGCGTCGATCACGTCCGAGTCGGCGTGCAGTGACACGGCGTCCGGGGCGGCGAGCCCATCGGGCGTCATGATCGAGAAGTAGACGAGGGTGTACGGCGGCACCGTCCCGTCCGGCACGACCCCATCGAGCGCGTTCAGACTGGGCGGCCCGCCCGGCGCGGCCGAGAGCAGCGCCAGGAACGCGTCGAAGTGGTCCTGGATCGGCCAGGTGGTCATTCGAGGCCCAGCGCTTTCACGGCCAGGGCCTCCATCGCCCGCTCGAAGCGTGGCTGCTCAGCGTCGGCGGCCGGGCGCATGAACGGCATAGGCGAGGTATGCGGCGTCCCGTACTCGGCGATGTTGCCCAGCGGGCCCTGCGGCTTCGCGTGGTTCGGGCCGATCTCCGCCGCCGGGCCCTTCAGCGACTGGTACATGTCGAAGTCGATCGCGCGCGGCAGGCGCTTCAGGCGCGGGTGACCGGAAATCCGGCGGGCCGCGTCCTTCTTGATCTGGATCGCGCCCCGGAAGACGACCGCCTCGGTGTCCTTCGCCGCGACGCGGGAGGCCTCGCTGATCGCGTCGGCCAGCGCGGTGACCTCATGCGCTTCGAATCCGACCTTCACGAGTCCGTCACCTCGATGATGCCGATCCGGCGGGCGGTCGGCTCTGACTTGTGGGCCAGCTCGTTGACGGTGAAGACCCGGTTCACCAGGTCCGGATCGTTCACGGCGGCGGTGACCGTGACCTGGTCGCCGACCTGAAGCCCGGCGGTCGTGGCGACCGGGAGCTGCAGGTCGAAGCGGACGAGCCAGACCTTGTCCTCGCCGACGTCGTGCGGGCGGGCGATCACGGCCTGCTGCTGCACGCGGCACTTACCCGTGTACAGCGTCGTGTAGGTCGTCGCGCCGACGCCCGTGACCGGGTTGGTCGTGTCGCTGGTGTTCTCGCGCCGGATCGTGCACGCGTCGGCCATGCCCGCCTCGGCTGCTGCCTGGCCGCGGGCGAGGACGGAGGCGCGGCTCATGCGAGCCCGATGCTGATCCCACCGACCGCGATCTGGAACGTGTTGCCGTTCGCCACGCTGATCGGCGCGCCGTTGAAGTCGCCGAACCAGGAACGGGCCGCGGCCGAGTCGGTGAGGTCGAACGACTGGATCGACCACGAGCCGCCCGAGCCATTCGTCCACGACAGTGCCGACGACGCCGGGAGGGTCACGTTGCTGCCCGAGCTGGACGCGGTCGACGCGGCCGGGACCGCGGTGCCGCCCGCCGTGTAGCCGGTGCCTGTGAGCTGGGTGCCGTTCGCCGACGCGGTCGAGCTGGTCGAGTTGAGCCGGACCTTCATCGCCGAGCCCGCGAATGCGGTGAACGAGCCGGGCGCGCCCGAGGTGCCGGTCGGCGTGGTGGCGTTGAGGACGTTAGAGATCAACGTGTTGGGAAGACCGGCCATTACTCCTGCTCTCCTTCGGTGCTGAACTGCTCGATGAGCTGGGCGAGTTGGCCGTCAGCCAGGGCGATCGAGATGCCACCGGACTGCACGACGTTCCCGTCGGCGTCGAGCACCCGCCAGCCCTGCCCTTCGTCGAACTCCGGCGATTCGCTCTGGTCGGTCATGGCGCTCCTCAGGGGCGAGCTGTGGTGCCCGCGAACGGTCGTGGCGTGATGCCGGAGTTCGGGCGGGACGTGGTGCCCGAGAACGGGCGCGGGGTGATCCGCGAGTTGGAGCTCGCGGTGACGAAGCCTTGCCCGGTGACGGTCGCAGTGCCGGTGATGACCAGGCCGCCGAACGCCGAGACGGAGCCTGCGCCGGTCCGGCTCGCGATGGCCTGAAGCCGAGCCAGGGCGGTGACCGCTCCGGCCCCCGTGACGGTGGCCGAGCCGATGATCGCTCCGGACGCGCTGACCGATCCCGCGCCCGCGACCGTCGCAGTGCCGGAGCTTGCCGCGCCCGAGTTCGCGGTGACCGAGCCGACGCCCGCGACCGTGGCCGTGGCGATCTGGACGGCGACGTCCGTGACCGAGCCTGCGCCGGAGACCGTCTTGCCTGCCGCGACCGTCACCAGGGCCGAGACCGACCCGGCGCCGAAGACTGCCGCCGGCGCTGCGACCGTGGCCAGCGCTGCGGTGGAGCCGGCGCCGGTGACGGTGGCCGTGCCCGACGTGGTGCCGCCGGAGCTCGCCGAGACGCTGCCCGCGCCGGTGACGGTCGATCCGGCCAGCTCGGTGACGAGCGCCGTCGTCGCACCCGCACCGGTAACTGAGGCGGAGCCAGGCAGCGTCGCCAGGGCGGTGACTGTACCGGCGCCGCTGACGGCGGCGGTGGCGATGATCGTGACGGCGGCGGACGTGCTGCCCGTACCGGTGACGGTCTTCCCGGCGGCCTGCGTGGCCAGGGCGGTGACTGAGCCCGCGCCGGTGGCAGTTGCGGTTCCGTTTGTGGTCGAGGCGGTGAACTGCTGCTGCTTGATGATCGGGCGTGCGGGGAAACTACGACCGAGCCGGGCCATCGGCTACCGCCTCTCGCTCGACGGGCCGGGGCCTACTCCTCCCAAACCACGTAACAGATCGCGTTCACCGCGGTCCCGAAAGTCACCCTCACCCGCAGGAACTTCGACGCCGCCACCTCCGGCTCACGGCCGAGCGGAAACTGCTTCACGTACTGCGAGGTCGGCGCGATCAGCTGGTAGTCCAGTACCCGGGATGCGGTAGTCGTGCCCTCGGCCGACGCCGTATAGCCGGTCGCCGACGTGCCGAGCGTGACCAGCGAGGCGACATCGTTCGGGCCGTTCATCTTCATCACCCCGGCCGCCACGTGCGCCGTGACTGTGGCCGCAACGTCCGTCTCGATCAGCTCCACCTTGCCCGGCGTCGCCGCCGCCGAGCCGTCGAACGAGATGCCCCACTCGATGACCCGCAGCTGCTCGGTCGAGGGCGTCGCGATCTGCAGCAGCGTCTTGATCGCCGTGCCGGTCGTCACCGGGGTGATCGCCGCCGTGGTCGGCATCGCCGCGTTATAGGCGACGTAGGTCTTGGCTCCCACGCAGGCTCCCTAGAAAATGCTGGCGCGATTCACAGCCTGGCGGATGATCAGCGGTAGTGGCGCGATGAACGATGCGCCGGCAGATGCCTGAACCTCGATCGCAGCGGTCACGTAGCCCATGCCGGTCGGGGCGGACAGCCCGTAGCTCTGGCTGCCCGTGCCGGTGGACGACTGGTAGGCGTGGTACTCGACGCCGTTGCTGCCGACATGGTCATCCCGCAGGCCGTCCTGGGTGGCCGAGGCCAGGTACGTACGGGTCGCCGGGTCGACCGAGTTAACGTCACCAGCGGTCCAGGAGATGATGCTCGACCCCGATGACGGGGTGATCGAGCCGGACGCAGCGCCGGTGGAGTTCGACGTTGCCGTTACCGGTGTCGCGGCGAGCTGGGCGCCGGACCAGCGCTCGACGACCATCGAGCCGCGCAGGCTGACCGATGGGGTGGAGCTGACCGTCATCGACCCGGGTGACCCGCTGATGATGCAGGTGTAGATCGCGCACCACTGATTGAAGCCGCCCGGAGCTTCGACCACCCGCGACGTGTAGGTCTGGCTACCGCCGGTCGGCGCGCCCAGCGGGCTACCGGTGTCCCAGGTGCCCAGCTTGATGACGAGCACTTCGCCGTTGCTGGGCGTGAATGACGGCGTGACCAGCGCTGACGTGCCCTGCGGGGAGAGCGGGACGTAGTACGGGGTGGTGACCAGCGTCGGAGCCACGGCTTACTCCTCGCCGGGTCATCCAGCCCAATTCACGCCAGTAATTTGCTGGCCCGAGAAAAAGAAGTTGTTCGTCGACGGCACGGTCTTCAGGTTGTGCGCGACGGCCCACAGCCCGTTCGTCGAATGCCCGAGGTCGTTGACCGCCGCCCGCAGCAGCGTCACCTCGCCCGACGTGTAGCCGAGGTTCGTCAGGAACGTGTCGTTCGGGACGATGTTCGTGTTCGCCAGCCACAGCGAAGCCTGGTTGATGTTGTTCAGCGAGTTCCAGACCTGCTCGACGGCCGACGACATGCGCTGGTCGATGTCGTTCTTGGTGATGCCGCGTCCGACGGACATGCGCCCTCCTGGGCAGTGAGAAGGGGGTCAGGCGACGAGAGTGCCGCGGTACATGTACGCGAGATCCCGCGCCGACGCGGTGAGCTGCAGGCCGCCGGTAGTGGCGTATTTGACCGCGTAGTCATCAATGGACTCACTGATCACGGCACTGGGCGGGACCTCATATGCCTGAGCCGCCGTCTCCAGGACCGCGCCTTTGACGTCGTCGGTCGGGGCCGCGTAGCCGTGGGTCAGGTCGATGTCGACCTCATCCGGCGGGATCACGCACGAGACCCCGAACCCGCCTGTACGCCACAGCGTCCGCTTGATCAGCGTCCAGCCGGTGACGGCCGCCCCGTTGATCCGCACCGCCGTGACCGCGCTGATCGGCCGGAACGGCAGGGCGATCGACGGGCAGAACGTCCCGAGGACCGTGTAGGTGACGGTCGTTGCTTCCCACCACGTGTCCGCTGTCCGGGAGAACAGGCTGGAGGTGAGGGTGAGGACCTGGTTGGCGCTGTACGTGTCGAGGTCCTTCTGCAGCCTGCCGGCCAGCTCAGTGGCGGTCGCGTACTGGGCCACAGCCCGCCCCCAATCCGCTCGGCTACCTTGGAATGCATGACGACGGCGGAAGAACTGCGGGAACTGATCCACCAGGCGAAGAACCATCCAACGGCCGACCAGATCTACACGCAGCTTCAGGTGGCGCGTGCGGAGTCCGGCTTCGCGGCAGGGCAGTGTCCCGACTGCGGTAACTTCCGGTCGGACGGGCTACCGCCAGTCCTGCATCATCCCGGCTGTTCGCATGCCGACGATTGGAAGGCCGACCCGCTCAGCTTTCTGTAGCGAGTGACTTGATCGTTGCCACGTCCGCATCACGGCCGGAACCGCACCACTGCCGGTAGGCCGCCTCGTCACGCTGGAACTGCTCGGCCCGGTTGACCCGCGCGTAACCGGTGTCCCACTCCGCCTTCCCGGCGAGCGGGTGGCAGTGCTCGACGACCACCTCCGGCAGGTAACGCAGGCAACCGGCCAGGCGGCCCAGGTCCATCACCGAGTTGTCGCAGTACATGTGGTCTACCGGCGCCGGGACCATCCGGCCCAGCGCCCGCACGATGTCGGAGGTCATCGCCCACGAGGTGCACAGCCGCTCGCCCTGCAGCAGGTCGTTGCCGTAAACGATCCCAGTACGCAGCTGGTCGAGCGCGGCGAGAAGCATGGCGGCCCAATGCTTCGTTCGGGGCAGGTGGTCGTCGCCTGCGAAGCCGAGCACCGGGTACTCGTAGCTCCGGGCGTAAAGTCCAGCCACGTCATTGAGCTTGGCCACCATCGGCCGCCACTTCGGCGAGATGTGCACCGTGATCGGCAAGCCCGCATAGTCCTGCGGGATGCCGACGTAGTCGTCTATCGATGGGTCGTCGAGATCGGCGGCGAACATCAGCTCCGCAGCCTCGAACGCCTCGGTCGCCTTCCATGCCTCGACCACCCGCCGCGCCGAGGCGGGCCGTCCGCGCGTGGGGACGATGACTAGCAGATCACTCGCCATCGGCTTGCCGCACGAACAGGGTGTCGGCGAAGTGGGCCTCATGCTCCCAGCGGATCGCCGGGACGAAGCCGACCTTCCCGAGTGCCTCCACCGCGTCCGGCCAGAACGCTGCGTACAGGTCCCGGGAAAGCTCCTGCGTCTCCACGATGACCAACTCGACGTTGGTCAGATCGGCGGAGGCCAGCGCCTCGAGCTCGGTGCCCTGCGTGTCGACGACCAGGACGTTCGCCGCATGCTCGGCCTGGATGTCGCACAAGGGCTCGACGTCCACCTCGAACGTCTCGGTCGTGGGTACACCGGCGTCCGCGCGCAGGCCGCTGAACACGGTGTCGACGGCGCGATGGAAGGTAGCCGTGCCGATCATGGCCCCCACCGCGATTTCGACCACCTCGCAGTCGGGGAAGGTCTCGCGCAGGTAAGCGGCGTTGACCGGGTCCGGCTCGACCAGGGTGATGTCCTCGATCCCGCACTTTCGGTAGATCGGCACCTCTTCGCCCTTATGCGCGCCGACATGCATGAGCGAAGTCGGCTTCAGGCCGAGCTCGGCCAGCGCGTCCGGCAGCAGGTCGAACGTCCACGCCTGCTCGCGGGTCATCGCGACCCGCTTGAGCCCGGAAATGTCCGGGCGGCGCTCCAGGATGGCCAGGGCGGCCCGCTCCCGGACGTAGAAGTCCTCCGACACCCAGATCGGCTTCAGGTGCGTCGTCTTCACCCGGGTATCGACGTACACCGGGATGTCCAGGGCGCCGGCGCGGACGCAGAACGACAGGTCCTCGCTGAACAGCTGCTGCGTGCTGGGGTTCGGCACCCGGTCGTACCAGGTCCCGAACTTGTCGACCATGCGCTGAAGGACGCTGCGGTGGATCAGGATGCACGCCGAGCCGGTCGCGTGGCACTGGGTGACCGTGTCGCGCGGGTAGTCCCAGCGCACCGCGTACCCGGACTGGCCCTCCACGGTGATCCAGTCGTAGATGACCGGGGTCGGCTGGACCCGGCGCCCACCCATCCCGTCGGACTCGATCTCCTGCTGCGAGAAACACAGCGCCCCGACGATCGGCCGCTCCACCGGATCCGCCGCCTCGAGGAGCTTCTCCAGCGCGTCCTCGGGGAAGCCCATGTCGGTGTCGATCCAGAACAGCCAGTCGGCGTCCGGGTAGTCGTTGAGGAAGTCGTAGGCGGCCTGGTTGCGGGCCTGGATCAGCCCGCCGGTGCCGTAGCGCAGGGCCAGGAACCCACCGCGGCCGTCGCCGAGCCGCTGGCTGGTCTGGGCGTCGTAGCCGATCAGCTGGACCATCGACCGGTGCCACGAGTAGGCAACCTCATTGCCGCACACGTAGGCCAGGACGACCGCGTCCTGCTGCTCGCGGGCCGGTGGGCACGGCTCAGGACCCGCCTCGTGGATGGTGTTGCAGTGCGCGTCGTGCGCGTAGGTCGGCTCAGCCACGGCGCACGTTCCGCCGCTCGCCCGGCGCGGCGGTCGCCTGCTCCACCGGCGGATCGTTGTAGCCGGGCGGCTCGGCGCTGTACCGCATCCCGTACCGCGCATCGGTCGAGAACAGCGTCGGGGCCGCCTTCACCACCGGGTCGTCCGCCGCCCAGTGCTCACCCTTGTTGACCAGGACGACACCGCACGCCTCGGTCGGTATCTGCGCGGTGTCCACCGCGTAGACCACATCCATCTCTTTACCTCCCACGTAGGTGAGGCGGCCCGGAACGTGGGTCCGGGCCGCCCCGTCTATCAGCAGTAGCCGAGATCGGCCAGCTGCTTGCTCAGGTCGGCGACCTTCGCCTCGTCGCCGTTCATCTGCGCCGTCTGCAGTTCCGCCATCAACTGGTGGACCGCCGGGTCACCGGACTCGCTCGCGCGGGCCAGCACCGGCTTGGGGTCGGGCGCCTTGCGGGTTTCCGGCTTCGGGTCGGGCATCAGCTCGACACCAGCAGCCGGAACGCGAGGTCGTTCGCCGACGACCCGCCGATGCGGGAGTAGGCGAACAGGCCGCGCTGGCCGGTCGGCATGCCGTAGGCGGAACCGGCCGTGGCCTGCTGGAAGATCTGCGGGATCAGCTCGACCGACATGCCGCCGCGGCGGGCGATCACGTAGTTCGAGAAGTCGCCCGCGATGGCGTAGCCCTCGGTCGCCGTGGTGACCGTGGTGGTGGTCGGCATGTACGGCGACTCGTAGACCGGCCGCTGGAACAGCTCCTCCACCGCGCCCTGCGGCAGGTTCACCGTGTACGCGTGGTAGACGTTGGCCGCGCCGAGCTGCCGGATGGAGTTGTTCACGGCCACGTTCATCAGCCACGACGCGTTGCGCCGGTTGCGCTGCGGGATGGCCTGCCACACGTTGTACGGGTCGTTGACGGTGATGCCCGGGTTGGTCGCCACCTTGACCCGGACGTTCGTGTTCGCCGACAGGCAGGTGAGGATGCCCTTGGGCTCGCCGGTGCCGGACCCGCGGGTGAACTTGTCGACCAGCAGCTCGTCGTAGCCGGACGCCAGCAGCGCCTGCATCTCGCTCGCGAAGCCGGGGTAGTCCATCCCCACCTCGATCGAGTACGGGATGAAGCCGCGGGCCATGAACACCGACACGATCGGCTGCGCCAGGG